AAAATCAATAAAATGGAGCCGAGAACAGGATTTGAACCTGCGACCATCTGATTACAAATCAGTAGCTCTACCAACTGAGCTATCTCGGCGATTCTTCTTTTATAGTATATTCTGTTTCTGATATTTTGTCAAGTTCTATTATAGACATACCGGCCGGCATTATACAAGAACTCAAAAACCACAAGTATACTAATGCGCTGCACAATATACAAAGTAGTAAATGCAACACCATTTCTCCTGCGTCCATATAGTACGTAGGTCTTATATGTTAAAATGGCTGGGGCGACTGGATTTGAACCAATAACCTCCTGGTTAACAGCCAGGCGTTCTGCCAATTGAACTACACCCCAAAAAAACGACTTTTCTGCATATGACTAGGTAAGTCGCCAACCTTCGCCTGCGTGACCACCGGCGACCGCGTTCCGCTTATAAAGCGAGCAGAACAGCGCTAAGATCTTTATGCGCAGCAGCAATCGCAGCTGCACGGACACGAACATGTACATCTATCACAATTTTTCATAATAAAATCCTCCTAACATAAGTAGATTAATTATGCATCAAATGTAAAAGTTCCATCAGAGGTGTTCACTGATGCGGTCCAACCACTAAGGAATGGTGCCTTTGCGATAATATTATCGGCCGGAATTTGAACTTGTGCTGTAAGCGTGCAAAACCCGCGCTTGTGATCGTATTTCTCTGTGGAATATTCAATCATATCAACGTCATAGAAGTTGTTACTAATCACTTCACTCAAATAACTTCCGAAATCTCCGTCGCGAGAGTAATCATCAAGCAAGTCGTCCTCACGAAGTCGTTCAAGGACATCTCCTCCATACTGCGTTGATACACACAGGCCCGGTGTCGCAATGAGTTCTGAGAATGTGTTAATAACATCAGTCTCTGCCATGGCAGTTTCTACTTCTGTTTCATTGTGCACAAAAACATCCACCCCTTCGCTATATGTTAAGGTAACCATGGTGTCTGGTTCAAGATTTAGGCCTTGTAGCCTTTTTGTAATTGACATATTTTCTCCTTTTTTTGTAATATGTATATGGCTGCCCCTCTCGGACTCGAACCGAGGACACATGGATTAACAGTCCAATGCTCTAACCAGCTGAGCTAAGGGGCATTATTTTTTAACCCAAACAACAACATAATAGTCATTGTTTGTTGATATAATATCAGTATCATTTTCGTTACTAAATGTCAAGGGCAAAACACAATTATTTTTAACTTTTATAGCTTTTAAATTTCGGCGGTCTCCGCTGACCCAATTAAGAAATGAAAATTCGCAGTCTCTTTTTAATACTGCTTTTGTATTTGTTGGATAATAAAAGTTATTGTGACCTCTTTCTGACAAGTAACACGTTATATTTTCTTCATTCATCATTTTTTTCCCATAAATAATTTTTCCATAAATGGCTAACCTGTTTTTTATTTACATTTCTCAAAATACACGATTTTGGCTTTATTGGTTTTTTTATTAATTTCATATTTGCTTGTTCGGGGGTTTTATTACCTTTTTTTTGATTGCATTTTTTACACGCAGCAACTAAATTTTCCCATGTATTTAAGCCACCTTTACTTCTTGGTAAAACATGGTCAACTGTTAATTCATCAATACAACATAAGCGTGAGCAATATTGACAAACATTTTTATCTCTCCAAATTATATTCTGCCGTTTGCATGATATTGTTTTGAAGGAAAACTTAACTATTCTTGTCAAAACAATAACTGCTGGTAATTTAAAACTATTTGATACAGAATTGATTTGTTTAGTGTAACTTTCAACGGCGTACGCTTTTCCAATTAAACATAATACGAGTGCTTCTATTGAATCTACAATTTCAATGGGCCTGTATGATGCATCAAGTTTTAGAGTTTTTTTAACATCTAAGCCAGTTGTTGAACATACTTCCATATAATAACTATATTCAATTTATCGATCAGAAGATTTGCCCAAGGGTGTTCTAATTGGTGGTGATTCTTCATTTTTTTGTTTTCTATATCTATTGACAAGTTCCGAAGATGCATCGACTTTATCTTCGCCACCCACACCCCACAATAATTTAACACCGATTTCGGCACATACACTTTGTTCAGGTGTATTGGTTTTGCCGCGGTCACCACCATTTGCAAAATATGTTGGTTTGTGGCGTCTAATTGCTGCACAAACAGTGCCGTCATCATCATTTACAGAATCAACAACAATAACACCTTTAATTGAATTCAAAATCTCTGATCTTTTTTCAAATTCCATAAAAACAAAACCTTTTTTTCTATAAAGCCAGTTGTCCGAATTAGCAATCACAATCACATTACCATGCTGTGCTGCTGCTCTAATCATACGGATGTGACCCACATGAACAGGATCAAATCCACCTGAAACCATCACTGTTGGTTTTTCTTCATCATTAAACATAATTAACTCCTATTTTTATTAATATAACACTAATATTTGAAAATTGCAACATTACTTTTTACTTTTTAAACATTCATTCATGTAATCAACATTATGTCTTTTTTCAATAACAACTTTTTCAATTTCTTCTGTATTTAAATCAAACTCTTCTTTTATTTCCCACAAAGATTCTTCTAACTCATCACAAAAATCATCTTTCATTGTAACTGTTTTTTTTGTAGGTTGTCTTTTTTTGCGAAACCAATCAAACATACGAAACTCCTGATTAAATGGTGGAGATGGCGGGAATCGAACCCGCGTCCAGAATAAATTCATTTGTAGTCATTCACAAGCTTAGTCAACTTACTATCACAAACTGACAAAGATAGATGGTAATTAAGATACCGACCCCATCAAGCTGTCGATAAATGGTTTGATTTTTGCAACTTATCTGTTGTGTTGATTAGATTGGATAGAAGGCTCTAATCAGCCTCCCTACTAAGCGGCTAAGCGCTGTTCGAAGTGTGAGTTGTTATTTGCAACTAATTTATTTGAACTGTTAAGGTCGTATCTAACCTGCTTGCACTATTTTATTTCATTACCCTGTCGAAACCAAATCATCCCCTTTGTTTTTTAATGATAACACCTAATGGTGTATAATTTTTACTGTCAAGCCATATCAAAATTTCAGTTTTTCTTTTAACTTTTTCGCTATGAGAAAATTTTAATTCTTTTTTAGCTTTTTTAATTGCAGCGGCCTCACTAGTGTGTTTACTAATCAAGTCACCCTGTATATAGCGTCCATTGTATTTATATAATTTCCACATTATAATAATCCATTTAATGTTGATCTTATAAAATCTTCATTAAATCCAACATGACCAGTGTGTATCGTCATGTTTTTATCAATGTATACATAAGTGGGAAAACCACCAACCAAGTAGCCAGTAATTCCTGCTGGATCCATAACATATTCCCGGGAAGCTTGCAAGACCGGTGCGGTTGTGACGCCATGGCTTATTACCCATGTTTCAACATCTTCTTTTGTTGTCGGTTCACCAGTTGCTCCCTCAATTAAAACAGTAGCAAAAACAACTTGATTACCATAATCATCTTGAATTGGTTGCGCGCGATGGCCAGCGACTTGACACGGGCCACACCATACTGTTGAAAAATCTAATAAAACAACAGTACCAGCGTAATCATAAAGTTCCCATAATTCACCATTTTGATCAAGTAAAGCAAGGTTACATACATTAGAACCTATTGCACTTTGATCACAGTCTGTGCGTTCGTTAACACCAAATTCTGGTGGTGGGTCGGGCGCCTTAGCACTATCTTTACTGTTAGTTATCTCTAATTCAGCGGCGCAACTAAACAAGAGCATTAATAATAATTTACTCATAATTCACAATCCTTAAAAATGTTGTAGGTGTTATATTTTTTACATAATTTTGAAAATTCAGCATATGTTAATCCTAAAAATCTAGCAGCGTCTTTTTTACTGTTAGTTTTTGAGATCGCAAATTTTAGTATTGCGTCTTTGACTATATATTGTGAATTACGCCATATATCAAAGCCATATAAACGATTGTTAACATTAGATGCCGACAATTCAAATTTTATTGCTATAAGATCTTCAAGACTAAGAGAACCAACACATGTAAGAAATTGATCATTAATCTTGTTTTGATCTTTAAATAATTTTATAATACTTTTAAATTTAGTAGTTAGTTTATTAGTCATATAAACCATCACAAACAATCACAATTTTATTATAAACAGCAGATGGTGTATTGTCAAGTAAAAACTTTAAATTATTATATATCAAGTTCGAAATCATCAGATCCTTGCATAGTATCACCGCTGGGTTCTTGTGACTTTGCCATATCGTAGGCTTTGTTAGTTGGTTCTGATACATTAGTTTCTAATTCTTCTTCAAATTTATCAAAATAAAGTTTTAAATTTGCAATTAAGTAATCATAAAACAATTCTTGATCTTCCGGATTTGATAATAACTCATATGAATCAATTATATTACTCTCAATTTTCTTAAAAGTGTTATAAGCGACATTTCGCCCGGTTTTGTCGCCCTCGACACCTGTTCCGAACGAATCTCTCGGATCTTCTTCCGCTTCTTCATCATCCGCTGATTTTTCGGCATCTGTGCGAATATCAATAAACTTATCATCATTAGTATCATCGCCAACATTGATTTCAATCTCCTCATCAACATTTAATTCTTCAAGACCACGATCATCATCACCGGCTTCATTATTTGTTTCAACCGGTGTTAATGTGCTAACAACAGCATTGATTACATGTGATCTAAAAGACTGTCTTTGATTTGGATCAGTGGTCAATAATTTGTAATCAGTTTCTAAAACAGGAATAATCTTTTTCAATAAATCCTCTAAAACATTAATCCCAGTGGATTTGTTTGGTGTTGGATCATTATCAGATGTCTGCGCT